CGTTTCATTCGCATTGGATGCAGAATCCGCAAGCGGCTGGAAACTGCCCGTGAATTCATTCAACTTCTTTTGAATCATTACGATGAATGAAGTCAACCCGCCTACAGCGTTAGAAGCTTCCGTTGCAGATTTTTTCACGCCATCCATCGAAGAACCATCAATCATGATCACGTCCGGCATTTCATCTGCAACTCCACTTAATTCCCCAGTAGAAGTCGACAACCCATCAACTTTGTTTTTAAGCGTTTCCGCTTCCGACGCTATCTCGCTTGTTGAACCGCTTATAGATGTTGCAGCACCTGAAACAGCCGTCGATGCTCCTTCTGCATTCGTTCCAACAGTATCAAGCTGTTTAAGATATTCTGCCCATGTACCATCATTGACGTTGGAGATCATATCTGCAAGTAGCAGATCGATAGCAGTTTTTAGTTCATCCGTGGTTGCACTTCCGCTTTCAAGTTTCGAACTAATTCCCGGCATAATCGAATCCAAAACAGCCAATGCAGATGTTTCGCTGAATTTAATTCCAGAAATTGCAGATAGACTTGAAACCAATCTGGATATATATTTATCTGCATCTCCTACATCCGTTTTGATTCCAGGCAGATAACTGCGTATCTTTTCGATTACAGCATCTTTGTTATACTTTCCTTGATATTCTGCGCTTTGAATGTCCGGAACAGCCGACTTGATCACAGGATACAATTTAACGCCGATAGAAAAACCTAAAACAGCGCCACTGGGGCCAAGAAAACTAAGTGCCGCCGCACCAAGCGTGCCCAATAATGCCTTTCCGATAATATCTGCAACTTCCGTTAAAGCGTTCTCACCTGCTTTAGTTTTATTGATAATTGCACCAATCTCTTGCGTAATGTCGAAAATGGCGCTAAGCCCAAACGTGATTGCAGCCGCTCCAAAGCTTTTCCATTTAAGCGGTAATAATGCGCCGAGTGATTTTACAAGTGCCACCATCGAAATAGCCTTGCCCAGATCAGAGTTAAACAACACCTCTGCCAAATTCAATACCACTTTGAAATCAATCGCGCTTAGAAAACCCTGAACTGCATCCCGAATCGGGCTTTTCCCTTCTTCGCCAGCGCCCTTTAGCGCGTCCGTAACGCCGTCCGCAATTGCAGTTACAATTCCGCCCAACGCCTTTCCAACTTCACCCCATTTAATGCCAACAATGCAATCGTATAGAAATTTCGCAACCTTCCCCGCAATAGCTGAAATATTATCCTGTGTTGCTTTCAGGTTGAAGAATTGCGCCGCTTTGTTGATCACGGTTACAATCGCGTCGCTGACCTTTCCGAAAGGCATAGTTGTGATCGCTGTTCCAAGGAACTGATTTACCTTATCAGCGGCAAGGTCGAAATCAGCGCTTGTCAAGAAATTCTGAACGCCGTCTGCCGCGTCTCCAATCAGTCCGGTTATTACTTTTGCAAGATCGCTTGCCGGAAATGTTGCCAAAGCCGAATTCAGCGTTTCGCCGATTTTCGTTCCGAGCGTAGCAAAAAATCCTTTGCCATCGCCAGTCAGCCAGCCCTTCGCAAACCGAATCATTGCGCGCAATTTTCCCGTGATCGCGCGTCCAAGCATATCCACATCGATCTTGTTCAATGCCTGTACAAGCGTCCACTTGATCTTCGCGCCGATTTGCTCCCAGTTCGTATCTTCCCAGAAGGTGGTAATCAGCGTCGCCGCTGTATTGATTACGCCCGCGATCGCGCTTGCAACAAGGTTTGCGTCGATTCCGTCCTTGCCTTTAATTCCCTCTTCACCAAGGAAAAAACCATTGATTGCCGTGGCGATTGCGTGACCGATGTTCTTTGCGCCAGTTTGCACGTCCTGCCACTTGATCTTTGCAAGCGCTTTATTGATCTTATCTGCAATGCGCTGTCCGAGCGGGCTAAAATCCATCTTAGCCAGCATGTCCTTCATCCAGCCTTCGATTGGCACGGTTTCAAACATTCCGCCGTAGTCCAGACCTCCGCCGCCACCACCGCCACCGCCGCCGCCGTTGGGCGAAAGCGCGTTGATTTCATCAAAGCCCATCAGTTCCTGCTTCAGCGCCTTTGCAGCGCCGCCAGCCGCGCCGGTCGCTTTCGTGAAATCCTTCGTCTGCTTTGTCGCGCGAATGTATGTTCCCTTGCCGCCCAGCAATGAGAACAGCATGTTCAGCACATTCAAGGCGCGCACAACCACACCCACCAGCGAACTGAATATGCCAATCAGCGATGATATGGCAGGATACAATGCCGCGCCCAGCGAATTCTTCAGGTATAGCGATCCGGTGGATAACTGCGATAGCGCCGCATTCGCTTCAGCACTGTAATGCGCTATGTTTTGCAAGCCCGTCTTGATTCCGCTTGTAATGCTCTTGATGATCGAACGCAGGAATCGATACTTCGCGATTCGTGCAAGACTGCTCAGGAACTGCGAACTGCCGATGTGCCCAAGCCCGAATCCCTTGTACAATTCACGCATAGCGGAAGACAATCCGTGCATGGCTTCCGTTGCCCCTCTGCCCGCAAGACGCAGGGATGTGCCAAGGTTCTTTTTCAAGCTGTCAGCATAGGTATTCATAAATACAGAAGTCAAATTGCCACTGCGTCTACTCATACCGCCGCTGCCTGTAGCTGAATCTGACATAGGAACTTCTATATCGATCTTCGGCATATCGGACAGTTTGCCTAACGCATTTCCAAGCCGTTCAATCTTCGAAATCGATTCCTCTGATATCGAATCAACAGCAGCTGCAATGCTACTCAATCCTTGTATGATTCCATCAGCAAACTTACGATTCATTTTAAAATTGCTCATTGCATTCGAAAGTGAACTCGTAAGATTCGTTACGCTTTGCAATGATTGAGTTATCCTTGATACATCCAGTGCAGCCAAGGACGTTTGCAAGGCTTTTAATGATTTCGTTAGTGTTGTTATACTACCGCTAGCAGCACTGGATTCTGCGCTGATTGTCAGATTCAGCGATTCGAAATCAGCCATTTTCATCACCGTCCTTATTTTTGGGTATCATCGCATTGAAGAATTCAATTGCCTTCCGGCGTTCTTCCTCTTGTCGCGCCTTTTCTTCTTCCTCGGTAAACGGGATTATTCTATACGGTTCTTCCAGCCAGTTCATCGGCTGCGTACCCTTTTTCCGGAAGCTGTTGGCAAGCGCGAGTGAAACCGCATCGAACATATATCGTCCTTCGATATACATCTTTGTTTCCATTTCGCGCTTGCGCAATCGGTCAGCATCTACAAAAGCGCGCAAAAGGCGCGGAGTAAGCCGCCAGAAAGTGCAATACTCCACGCCGATGCTCATAGCGTAAGGAAGATAATCTTCAATAATGATGGTCGTTAGGTTTCGCTGATCTCCTCGATCTCCGCTGCTTCCGTCGCTTCCTGTTCCTCGCTGTTCTTGCGCAGTGCCTGAAAAAAACCGGATTCCTCAACCTTTGCGTTAAAGTCCTCGATGATTTCTTTCAGGTTGCCGCCCGCCACGATGTGCGCTTCAATTTCCCGACCGGCAATTTCAATGGGCTTGCGCATGCACAGCGCGATATACGCGCGCAGGGTAGACATGATATTCGTGCTGATTTCGCTGATCGGCGCGCCCATGCGCTCCATCCTGCATACGTTGTTGAAATCCAGTTCAACCGCCTTGTAGGTCTTTCCATTGATCGTGATCATATCCATATTAGATTATCCTCCTATTGATGAATTAGGTGTTCGAATCGGTAGGTGCAATTGCGGTATCCCAGCCAATATCACCGGTGGGCGTTACGTAAGCTTCGATCTCCAGATGCGAAGATACTTCAGCACCGCCAAAACCAAGCGGCGCAGGCTCACAGGTAAAGAAAAATGCATCCGTCATTTCAGGGATGTAAAATTCGCACCATGCCGCCTTGCTCGCGGCTTTCGCGGTCTTGTAATCATCAACAAACTTTGCCCATGCGGTCTTGAAGTCGTTGTTCAGCGAAAACTTGATCGCCAGCGCGCCGCCCGTGTCCTTCAGACCGTTAATGTATTCCTTCCATTCGGTCGCGTCCAGCGGCGTAACGTCGATGTTTTCCGGCGTGGGGTTCAACGCGGGAAGGCTCATTGCGCGCTTAATGCGTGTGAACGCAGTCGGCTTCGTACCAGCAGTCGTTTCGATTGCATAACCGAACTGAATGCCCGCAGTAGATAGGGAAATTGCCATGTCGTATTACCTCCTGTATATCATTACTTCGTTCGCGGCTCCTGAATAGCTCTCACCAGCTACGCCGCGATAGCTGGATGTGATTACGAATACCGTTGATTCGTTCGTTCCGAAGGTGTATTGCTTAGAGCCGCGAAAAAAACCAAGCGCAATCAAATGATCATCGATTGCGCTTGCGATTTCTTTGGCTTTTTGCTTTTTTCCGGTTGCATCGTTCGTGTACACTTCAACGGTGTATCGAACGTTGATATGATGTTCGCCCTGCTCATCACAGGTCGATTGTAATGTGGAATTGGATGATTCGTAGATCATTACGCACGGGAAGCACGGCGGAGTGTTCAGATGCACGCTTCGAATTGCATCTGCTTTCAGCTTGAATCGCTTTTTCAGCATCTGCGATACGCTATCGATTACCGCATTCTCAATATCGATTACCACATTCTCAATATCGATCATCCGAACACCCCCTGTACTACGCTGCTGAAATTGGCGCGCATTGCTTCCACCGCTGCCGGAAACGCATTTGCGGGCGGGTTGCCGTCCGTTCGATATAGCGTTCCGCGCGGTGTGGATGCAATGAATTCACCTGCATTTCCGCCCTCACCGATATACTTCCAAGGCGGGTTTGCGCCCTTGCCCTTGCCATACGTGCCATGCGCAGGCGCGCCAACCTGACCGGCGTATTCGCCCAGCGGATAACCTGCGCCAGTACCGAATTCGATAAATCCAAGTACAGAGCCGTTCGCAGACAGCCTGTAGCCGCCTTCTACCGGCTCCGAACTTACTTGTATATCATTCGTACCCGCGTATGCAGCGGCGCTATACGTGGCGTTTAGAACGTCATTGCCAATCTTTGCAAGCTGTTCGCAAACATCAAAGCACATATCCTTGAATCGCGCTGCGTAATTCTCCAATTGCGAGATCGCCGAATTCAATGAAGATGCGTCGTTCAGGCTGATATTGATGTTCATGTGTTCACCCTCGCGATTGCAATGCGCACGCCGTTAATCGATTTCGCAATGCGTTTAACGACATAATCCGGTCGTTCAGCCGTCAGATCGTCCACCCATAATTGCGAATTCTCGTCCATCCCGAAATCCGTTTCCGCAATAATGATCCTGTCATACTCGATGTTTGCGCCGAATGCTCGTTCATGCGATTCTCCGGTCGCAGGTGAAATGCTTGCGCGCGCTGAAATCGGCGCAGAAAAAACAGGCGTGTATTCGCCTGTTTCAAAGCCATCGGGATCAAGTACCGGAACTGTGCTATCCGTCAATAACCGGTACTTGAATTCCTGCTTATTCCGATTCAGCATCCGCATTGTTTCGCCCCGTTCCTACCATCGGTACAATCTCATTCAGCAATGATTCCGAAATCCAACTGGATTCATAGGTTCGCTGAACGCCGTTCTCAGAATGGCTCATCTGCCCCTCCGCGCCCATGCGATTGTACATATCCATTGCGATTCGAATCTGCAAGTCCTCATATTGCGACGGCATTTCCGCATCCTCGGAATAGCCGAAGGGGAACCTGCGCGCCATGATCGCGGATTCGGCGGATGCAAGCAGTTCGGATAATAATTCGATTTCATCATCCTTGCCCAGCCCAAGCCGCACTTGTAATCTTCTGATTGTAGTTGCCATGATCACAGATCCCCCTTATCCGTTATTGGTCAATCAGCCCGTAGTGACTGCCTTCGTGAATATGGGCGCAGATTCGCTGGACTGAACATTCACAGTCTTAACGCCGGTCGGCGCAGTGAACGAAGTCGAAATTCCAGTAAACTTGCAATGATACCATTCGGGGCCGTGATCAAGACCAACCTGCCCGAAAATCTGGTATTTCTCACCCGCGCCGGTCTTTGCAAGCTGTTCCAAGAAGAAATTGCCCTTGCCCGGAACCGGCTGGAATACCGGCGAAATCACACCCATGTTAAGCAGCAGCGCCGTACCGGACGGAATGTAGCTACCCAGATACAGGTTGATCGAGCCCAGCGGCGTAAGCACACGGGAAAGCTTAATGCCGTTGATATCGCTTACCATATCCGCAACCCTCAGCCCGTTGTTTTCCGCGTCTGCGTTGATCTGATAAAGCGTAGTTGCGTCACACAGCAATACAAGATCGTTAATCGGCGCATTCGATTCATAAATCTTCTTCATGCCGTCCGCAATCGCCCACAAGCCCAACGGCTTGTTCGCCATTGCAACCTTGTTGCTGTCGATCGCTGCCACCATGCCGCGCGTCTTGTTGATTGTCGCATCCGTGGTTGCTTCGTTATAAGCACCGTTAATGAACGTATACTCCATATCACCGCGGATTTTTTCCATCTTTGCTGCTACCTGAAAATCCAGTTCGTTAATCGGATTCGCAGTCTGGTTCGCGATGTTCACGCCGGAGAGCGTGCCCGTGTTGGACATCTTGCCGTAAGAGATACCAACAGTTTCCTGAAAAATCTGGGTTACATTGTACTTCTGCGCACGGGTTACAACGGTTGCATCCGGCGCGGTAAGCGATGCAGATTCGCTGATCGCAGGCTGTGCGCCGGTGCTGCCGCCCGTGTATTCCTGCCCGGTTACGAATTTAACGCTGTTCGTGATTTTGGCTCTGCCGCCAATCATCGTGCTAAACGGGGTTCGCGTATTGCCCTTGTTAAATAGCTGACCGCTATAATTCAGAACCCCAAAGCTGGTTGCGAAAGTGTCTGCCATGTTTTGTTTTCCCTCCTATTAGGTCGTAGTAGTGGTTTCCTGCTGCTGCGAAAGTCGCGTGTAATATACGCTTGCCACGTTATCACCGCGCGTTGCAGCATCCTGTGCCATCTTCGCATAGTCAATTCCGGTTGTATTCGGCGTACCTGCGCCCGGTCTGGGCGTTTCGCGCAACAGCTCGGCCTTGACGTTCGCCCTGACGGCTTCCTGATGCTTCGCGAAGTTCGCGAACACCACATCCATCTTGCCATCTGCAAAGGCAGTCGCGGTTTCATCCGCCAGCTTCTTATCAAAGCCCAGCCCGACATATTCAGCGGTATACTTCGAAATAGAGCGCTCACGGCGCAATGCGTTCAATTCGGTTTCCATCTCATTGAACTTCTCAGCCGTTTCGGTCGCTTTCTGTTCGCTGTCGGTCAGCGTCGAAGTATACTTTTTCTTGTACTCCGCCGCTTCACTCGCGTACTTGTCCGCAACGTCCTTCTTTACATAGCCGCTCATGTCGATCTCGTGCCCCTGAATCAGTTTCAACTGTTCCTCTGCGCTCATGCCGTCCTTGTAGCCCGGAATTTTCGTAATGTCCAGTTTCATATTTTCCCTCCTGCGCTTGTTGAGGATGATCTCCCACCCATATGCTTGCGTTATTTATCCGGCGTTCTCTCGCCGCTTGCGCTTTTAGGTCATCTCCGACCGCATAAAAAAGCCACACGCATACGCATGTGGCTAAATGCCATGTTATTCATCTGTCACCGGTTCTATCGTGCAGCGGCAATTATAATGCGGTTTGTCCGGAACCGCGTCTATCGGGAATATCATCCCGTCCAAACGCCCGCATTCCTTGCACACCTTGTCATCCTTCTGTGAAATCCAGCGCACCTTGCGCACCCCTGCATCTTTGTATGCCGCGATTGCCGCGCGATCTTCAATGTCGATCATTGCTTGCCGCGTCTGGCGTATCCATGCGTTTTCAGCTGCACGATAATCATTCTCCATCTCGCGCCGCTGCTTCGATTCCGCATCCGCGACAAGCGATTCAAAAAACCGCGCGCGCTTGCGTTCCGCTTCAGTCACATATACATATTTCGTCACGGGATTGTATTCGGATTGAATCCCGTCCAGCCATTTTCCCGATATCGCCTTTTTTGCTTTTTGTAAATTTTCAGATTCAGGAATATTCGGCTGTACTTCTGCATATGCTTCCATGTAGACCCAAAATCCAAGGTCTAGAAACGCATCGCGATTCTTTTCCTCCAGTAGCTTGTATACACGCTTCGATTCGGCTTGTATCGTGCGCACCGGCTGATTGATCTGCTCGAAATTGAGCGTCAGCCGCGATTTCTTGAAGATTCGTGTGATCGAAACAATCAACGCCTTCAATTTTCGGTCGCCGACCGCGTACCAGTTACGCATCGTCCTTCACTTCATCCTTTTTCAGATCGACGGTCGTTTGTTCGCCGTTATCTTCCGGATTCTCCGAATTATCATCGGTCGTATCCTCGTATTCCCACTTTTTCAAGTACGGCAATGATGCTTCATAAACCTCTGTAGGATCGCCGAATAACCCGCACTGTGCGATTGCGTGCAGCGGATCAATGCCGGAAGATAGCATGTTCGTCAGCGTCTGCGACTTGCTCAGAATATCTTCGTAGTTGCGGCGCGTGAACTTCATATCGATTTCGGAAATCGAAAGATTCAGTACGCCCATGTTCCGACAGATGCCCAGAACCACGCGCAGGAATTCCGTTTCACTGCGTTTCCATAGCAGTTCGCTGTCCTTTGCGCGCGCATCCGCAGAATACCATCCGCCGCGCATGAATGCCGCGCCGTTATTCGATGAATCGCTTGTATTCTCGCTCGCCATCGCGGGCATACCGGTAATGGTCAAAACCTCTTTATATAGGTTGTCCATCAATACTTGCTGATCGCCCTGATTCAGTTCCGGGCTTAACAGCTTCAAATCCGAATCAACACCCTGACTGCTCTTGATCATCACCGCGCCATTATCTTTGATCGCGTCAAGATCATCTTCGCCATCATATTCACAATTCTTGAACACCATAAGCGATTGCACGGTCTGTTCTGTGCCATCAATACGATTGCTCTGCAATGTGTTCATCGTGTCCAGCAGCGTTTCAACGATCTCGAATGAACCAATCCGCGAATTATTATTGATATATTCAATAATTGGCACGCGCCCAAGCATATGATCGCTGCGCTTGCGTATCGTCATGCCGTTTTCGCCGCCCGAAAGATCGATCTCATAGAACGTCTTGTCGGTGTACACATTCGCGATCTCATGATCAATGCCGGTTGCTTCATCCTTGCGTATAATCATGAACACGCCGCACACCACCGGCGCGCCGACGCCCGTATAACGAACGACGAACGTCTGTTCAGGATTCAGCGTATACACATTGAACGGCGATTCATCCGCGTCTGCATAGTTGGGATTGCTGTTCGGCAATACCAGTCGATACGCCACGCCGCAGATATTGAAATCATCCGCAATCTCTTTATCCTTTGCCGATTTTGCTTCCAGATGCATGTAATCGCTCAGTTTGGCAATCGCTTTCGTCGCCTTCCTGGCGCCGCGCTTGACGTACATAATCGGCTCGGAAAGCAGATACGATACCTTGAAGCTTACGATCTCATTGGCGTGATTCAGCACGCACTTGTTATTGATGTTCGGTCGTACTTCCTTGATGCGCTGCAAGATCGGCTGATTGCCCCTGTATACGTCGAACAGGTGCCGAATCTCAGCCTGATTGCGCTTGAAATCGCCCATCGCTTTCGCCAGCACATCCCTGATATTGCCGTCGTTTATCTCGGCATATGCCGTGAAAATCGGTCTGCGCCCGAAGGTTGGCATTGGTTATCACCTCTCAAATTAGAATAGCCGTTTCGCGAACGTCACGCGCGCTACGCTGCCGCCGTACATCATGTCCGCCAGCATTGCAAGGCTGTCCGGCGCGTCGTCGTGAATGTTCTTGCCACTTTGCGTGAACATCGTCACTTCGTTCATGAACGCCCTGTATTCGCTGTCGCGATGGTTCGCATCACGGAAATAGAACTTGCGAATCTCCGGCGCGTACATGATGATTCGACTAAGTTTGCTTTGTGTTGTCGGCGCGCGCCTTGAAGTAATGTTCAAGCGTATATTCTCAGCGCGCAATTGTGAATCGACGATATCGGCGTATTCATCTCCGCCGTTATTCTGTTCGAACTGCGTCTGATGCGGTTTATGCATCTTCATTTTCGCCACTACAATCGGGCGCGTAACCGTCTTATCGCCGCGATTGAATACCACATCATGGATGTACGCGCTATCTCCATACACATACGCGAACGGCATACTCAGACTATCGCCGCCGCCCCATGCGGTATCGCAAGCCGCCATGATTCTGTCCGGATCACCATCCGGAAGCACGCCATTGTAATACCGCAAGTCCGGTTCGGGGAATAACAACCCTTCACGAATGTACGGCGACCCCATGTATTTCGCCCACCATGTCGCCGCGTCGATCGATTCGCGCATGTCATGGTAATATGCGTCGTCGAATCCCAGATCGAAATCATATGTGAAATTGCTATGATCGTTCTCATCCAGCGCAGGAATAACCCTGAATCGATAGTCGGGATCATCTGCATACTGCTGCTGAATCATGCCCAATGGATCAAACACGTTCCACCGCGTTCCGACCATCAATTCAAGCGCACCCAGCTTTTTACGATCCTTCAACTGGTTCAGATACGCGTCGTATTTCGCCTGTAGTCGAATCGGATTCAGCGATTCCTCCAAGTCCTCAATCAAGTCGTCGCAGTACAGAATGCCGCCGTTGCCGATTTCAACCGCGCCCGTCAATGTACCGCCGATAGAACGGCATGTAATCGTCGGGAAGCGCTTGATCTGGTTCAGATCGATTGTTTCATTCTTCGCGCTTTTATCAACGATCTTCACATCGTCGAATATCTCCGACCATGCATAGGTTTCATTGTCCGTCATAATGGATAGAATCTCTCGAAAAAATCCGTCCGTCAGCTTATCGCTATGCCCGCTCATCACGCTTGCTATATCCGGTCGATTCCCCATCACCCATGTCATAAATATAATACACAGAGTGCTGTTATGTGTTGGAATTAATCTCTTCCCAACACAATACAATCCGCCTTCAACAGAAATACAATTCCCTTGCTTCGGATCAATGTACTCAATCTTGCTAATTGACAATCTTCGCTGTTTTGAGAATGTTCTCAGTTGTTTGCGTTCAACTTGACACGGAATATAACAATCAGGATTAAAAGCAATAACCCAATACGAATGCTTACCCATTATTCCGCTACTCGACAAATGCGGCTCTTGCCTTGTAACAGAACACCTCCATCCGAACGTAGATACAAGCGAAATGAAATCATCACGCAATCTTTGTTCTGAAGTTGTAAACTGATACCTGTTTTCACTTTTAACCAAGCATCCGTCAGTATCAATCAATCCTGCCAGCAATGCTAACCTGTGCTGAATTGGCGCAGTTAGATATAAATCTGGAATGTGTTTCTCTACTCTACGTCTACTATGACACATTCCAAGTTCCTGCAAATCTTTTCGCAACCCACCAAAACCATAGTATTCAACACCTGTCGTTTTGTGCGTTGTATGCCATGCTACCGGATATCCGTCAGCTATGATCCGTTCAACGATCGCTCTATCCTGTTTATCTCCGCATATGTCAGGATTGTTGTTGCGACCATCGCCAAGCCATGCCCCAAGCGTGTAAGCCGGAACAGGAAGATGCTTACATTCACCAAGTGCATATCCCTTTTGTGGAATTATGTAATGATACCTATGTCCACGCTTTCCAGGCTCACCACTTTCGTAATCAGACATCATCGCTTTTGTTTCAAGCACATCATAACGCTGTTTGTGCCGGTTATATACGAACCATTCATGGTTTTCGTGAACATCAACAAATGTTCCATCGCTGAAATAGACGCGAACATTTGCATAAGCCTTTGGGAATACATGAGTTACCTTGACGAATTGCCCACTCGGCGAAATTACTCTATCCCCAATAATAAGATCGCCATGATTCTTCCACCCATCACTTGTCAGTACAGCTGTGTCATCACTGACAAGTTTCCCTACGCGCGGCGGCAAACTGATGCCCAGAAACTTGATTTCCCCACTAAAAAGCGCCTGTAGATCATCTACAAGCGGTTTCAATACCTTGCGTCGTGGAAGATAGAATTTCTTCTCAGGTTCGCGCTTCCATTCCAGCGCTATGATATAATCATCAAGGCAGTACCTTGCATTCAGTCTATACAGGTTTCCCAGCATCGTATAGGCTTCTCCAGATTGCGCAGATAGCTTTTTCACGGCTTTTCGAAGCTGCTTATTGCATTCTCCCGCCAGCTTCTTGTCCTCGCTGTAAAGCCCTTCCACGCATTGATACAGTATCCTTGCAAGCTCCATGCTGCAATGCGTCTGCGCTCTCTTGATGCCCTCTGCAAACACATCGGCATAGTTGCTCATGGTCTACTCCTTTTTTTGTCTTTTTTTATTTTTTCGGCGGTAGAAGTGTTCACCCCGGCCAGACATGACACATAGAAACCCCAGGGGGTGCCAATAGTCCAGATTGACAGCCTGGAACAGGATACCCCCATCATTAAATCATCCCCACGGATGAATGATAGAATGAATCATGTGTGAATAGGGGTATGCGATGCTATTCAATCCATCATTGCACTGAATGTTTACGAAACTACACATCTATGCGTAAAAGCATTGTTTTGCGCATAGATAATACACGAATGCACAATAAAACAGGCTGCAATATATGCAACCTGCACCATGCACCATATGCACCCAATCATGCAGGTGATTTATACGCCAGAATATACATAATCATGCATGTTTAATCATCATCCGGCAATGCATTTAAACGCTGCTGCAATTGATCCGGCTGCATCTGTTCCGAAATGGGTTTAGCTGTAACGTTGTAATCCACAACATCCTGATACCCGAACTGATTTTTTCCTAGGAATATCCCACACGGTGGATTAATCCCACCAGATTGCATCGCATATTCCCAATTAGATTCTAATGCGGCATAGGTTTTTTTGATTAAGTCCCGTGTGCCATTGGGTAAATCATCATACCCATGCCCTGATATGTCTGATTTTATTTCCCATAATCTACGGCGATCAATCCCTAAAACAGAAGCCAATGCTGATATACCTGGTCTAATTTCGTTTTC